GTCGCGTTCATGCTTGGATCGATTTCGGTGCTGCTGAAATTCGGTTGACCCCCGGCCCCCGGCGGACGCGATGACCGACGGCACCGACAGCGTCCGGCCGCGGAGCGAAGGGCAGAGGCAGCTCTTGGCGCGCCCGGAGAGCCACGCCGAGATCGCCGAACGGCTCGGCTGCACCAAGCAGGTCGTGAGCTACTGGCGGCGGGGCTCGAAGCGTCCGGGGGCCAAGAACCGCGAGTCCATGGCCGACGCGTTCGGGATCCCGGCGAAGGCGTGGTCACAGCAGCCCGCCGACCAGCCGCGCCCGGCGCAGCGCGACCTCCGAGAGCTGACGCCGCTCGAGCACGCCGAAGAGCTGCTGAGGCAGGCGAGGCAGCGCCGCGAGCGGGGCGACCTCATGGACGCCGACTACAACAAGGCCCTCACCCTCGAGTCGCGGCTCCTGGACCAGACCACCCGCCTGCGGCGAGAGGCCGAGCGTGCCAAGGCCGAGGCCGAGCTCCTCCAGGCGCGCGTCATCGCCGAGAACCCAGCGTGGCAGCGCTTCCGCGAGATCCTGACCTGGCTCGCCGAGCAGCTCGAGCCGGTGGAGCCATCGCTCGCCGCCGAGCTCGACAGGCGGCTCGCCGAAGTCCTGGAGGACTGACCGGTGGTGGCGTCGCTCTACGTCCTCGACGCGCTCGAGGTCTACCGGGAGGCACGGAAGCTCGCGCGGGCGATCCGCTGGCCTTCGGCGCGCTACCGCTCCGACCCGGTGGGGTTCTTCCGGGACATCCTCGGGATCGAGCCATGGTCGACGCAGCGCGAAGTACTCGAGAGCGTGCGCGACAACCCGCGCACGACCTGGAAGTCCGGCCACCGGGTGTCGAAGTCCAACACCGCCTCGGGGTGCGGGCTGTGGTTCTACAGCTCCTTCGACGACGCGCGCGTAGTCATGAGCGCCCCGGTGGCACGCCAGGTGGACGACATCCTCTGGCGGGAGACCGCCATGATGAAGAAGCGCGGCGGGGTCTGTCTCGCCTGCCGGGCGGAGGGTGTGACGGAGCGCCCGTGCCCCCACTCGGCGCTGATCGACGGGAAGCTGGGGAAGCGCGCGGCGACCGGGCTGGTGAGCGACAACTTCCGCGAGATCAAGGGCTACACCGCCAAAGACGTCGAGGCGATCACCGGCACGGCCGGCAAGAACCTTTTCTTCGTGTTCGACGAGTGCTCGGGGATCCCCGACGAGATCTTCGAGGGGCTCGAGGGCAACCGGGCCGGGTGGGCGAGCGACGGGCCGGGCACGGTCCGGGTGCTCTACACGGGCAACCCCACGAAGACGAGCGGGGAGTTCTACGAGTCGCACAACGGCAAGTCGAAGTACTTCCACTGCATCACGACGAGCTCCGAGGACACGCCGAACTGCCGCGAGGGGCGCGTCGTGGTCCCCGGCCTGGCGACGAAGGAGTGGGTCGACGAGAAGAAGGAGATGTGGGGCGAGGAGTCCGCCCTGTACCTGATCCGCGTCAAGGGAGAGTTCGCCGAGCGGGAGGACGGGAAGATCTTCAGCGTCGCGGCGATCGTGGACGCGGAGAGCCGGTGGGCGGACACGAAGGCCGAGGGGCGCCTGTTCGTGGGGCTCGACCCAGCGGGCGAGAGCGGGACCGGGGACGAGGCGGTGTTCGCCCCGCGGCGGGGGCAGAAGCTGCTCGAGCTGGTGGCGTTCACGGGGCTCTCGCCGGCGGCGCACCTCGTCCACGCGCTCGGCATCGTCGAGCGGCTGGGGCGCCGTCGGGAGAAGCCGGTGATCGTGCTGGACCGCGAGGGGGCGGTGGGCGCGAAGGTGTACGGCGAGTTCCTGCGGTTCCTCGAGGAGCGGAAGGGGGAGGAGCCGTTCGAGCTGGTGGCGGTGCGCGCGTCCGATCGTGCGGTGCGCCAGCCGCACGTCTTCGACCGCATGCGCGACGAGCTGACTGCAAACCTCGAGGGTTGGATGCGCGAGGGCGGCGCGATCCCCGAGGACTCGAAGCTGGCGGCCGAGCTACACGTGTGGGAGTGGGAGCAGCAGGCGCACACGGGGCGGCTGAAGCTGGTCCCGCAGAAGAAGGTGCTACGGCGCCGGGACCAGCTGGGCCGCTCGCCGGACCGCTACGACGCGCTGGCGCTGGCGTGCTGGGTTCCTCTCTCGCTGCGGGACGGGGTGCCTCCGTCGGCGCGCCGCGGACCCGAGCCGGCGGAGGAGCTCGCGGAGCACGCGTTCGACCCGTACGCGGGGGCGGACGCATGGAGGCGCCGGTAGCAGCGTGTCGCGTGGGCGCGCCGCCTTGCTCGAGATCCTGCGCCGCACGGAGGTGCAGTACGTGGCGGCGCGCTGCCGAGTGACGCCCGGAGCGGTCTACCACTGGCTCTCGGGGCGCCGAAAGCCCTCGGACGCGAAGAAAAACGCGCTGGAGGTCAACTACGGGATTCCGCGTGATTCCTGGTAGTTGAGTCGTTCGACGGGGGGGGTCAACCGGGTCAACCGGGGTCAACCGGTGCGAATCATACACCTGGCGCTGGCGAACTCCTCACGCTTCCGGACGTGGGGATCGCCTCTCGCATAGCATCGCTCCTTGGCATCTCGGCCTACACTCGGCCGGCTGCCGAGGGTGCGCTGACGCTCGACGACCCGGCGGTGGAGCGCCTTCGCGAGCAGTTCGGCGGCGGGCTGCAGCCGATCCCCTTCAGCCAGACGCGCTGGTACCTCAGCGACCTCGAGGCGGCGGAGCACAACGCGGACGCGGGCCACCTCGCTGGTGCGGCGCGGCTCATGCGCGCGGCGCGCAAGGACGGGGTGCTGGCGGGCGTGCTCTCCACGCGCACCGACGGCCTGGTCCGGCTGCCGAAGCGGTTCCGTGGACGAGACGAGATCGTCGCCGCGCTCGAGCTGGGCCACGAGCAGACGCGGAGCGTCTTCGACGAGATGTGTCCCGCGCCGGAGCTGAGCGCCCTGGCGGCCGACGGGGTCCTCGTCGGCGTCGGCGTCGGCGAGCTGCTGCCCGTGCCGGGGCGCAACTACCCCGTGCTGGTCCGGTACGACCCGGAGTTCCTGATCTACCGCTGGTATGAGAACCGCTGGTACTTCCGCTCGAACGTCGGGCTGATCCCCATCACGCCGGGCGACGGCCGGTGGGTGCTGCACGTCCCGGGGGGCCGCTGTGCGCCGTGGCAGGCCGCGCTCTGGCGCGCGGTGGGGCGCGCCTACATTCGCAAGGAGCACGCCTCGATCCACAAGGACAACTGGGAGGCGAAGCTCGCCAACCCGGCGCGGGTGGCGCTGGCGCCCCAGGGGGCGAGCGAGGGCCAGAAGGACGCCTGGTTCAAGCGCGTCATGGCGTGGGGCATCAACACGGTGTTCAGCCTGACGCCCGGCTACGACGTGAAGCTGCTCGAGAGCAACGGGCGGGGCTACGAGAGCTTCGAGAAGACGATCGCGGCGCAGGACGTCGAGTTCAAGATGGCGGTGGCCGGACAGCTGGTCACCTCGGACGGCGGGGCGGGGTTCCAGAACAGCGACATCCACCGCTCGATCCGCGCCGACCTGATCAAGGCCACCAGCGACGCGCTCGCGTACACGGTCAACACCCAGGTGCTGCCGCCCTGGATCCTCGGCCGCTGGGGTGAGGCGGCGCTTCGTGACGGCGCGGTCGTCGAGTGGGACGTGACGCCGCCGAAGGATCGCGCGGCGGAGGCGCAGGCCATGGTGACGACCGCCAACGCGATCACCGCGATGGCGGAGGCGCTGCTCGCCACCGGAGGCGGAGCCGAAGGCGCCGCGCACGAGCTCGACGTGGACGCCATGATCGCGAGGTTCGGGATCCCCACCCGCCGCCGACAGGCCGACCCGGGCCCCGCGCCGGTGCGCCTGCGGGAGGTCGCGTGAGGTACTACACCCCCCGCGGTCTCTTGGCGCTGGACCCGCGCGCGCTCGGGATGGTCGTGAGCGAGGGTCAGCCCTCCACCCCGGCGATCGAGACGCGCTCGAGCGTGGCGGTGATCACGATCCGCGGGCCGCTCGCGCACCACAAGGAGTACTGGGGCGACTCGTACGAGGGGATCATGGAGCGCTTCACGGCGGCGCTCGAGACGCAGCCCCGCGCGATCGTGCTGAAGGTCGACTCGCCCGGGGGGACGGTCTCCGGCGCGTTCGAGACGGCGCGGGCGCTGCGGCGGGCAGCGCGGGCGGCGGGCGTGAAGCTGCTCGCCTACGTCGACGGGGCGGCGGCGAGCGCGGCCTACGCGCTGAGCACCGCGGCCGACGAGATCCACGCGACGCCCTCGAGCGACATTGGCTCGATCGGGGTGATCGAGACCTTCTTCGACGTGACCGCGGCCGACGAGCGGCACGGGGTCGCGGTCACGCTGGTGGCGAGCGGTGCGCGCAAGACCGACGGCGACCCGCACGTGCCGCTCACGGAGGCGGCGTTGGCCGCGTCGCAGCGTCGCGTGGACCAGCTCGCGGAGACGTTCTTCGAGCTGGTCCGCGAACACCGCGGCGTCGACGTCGCCGCGCTGCGCGCTCTGCAGGGTGACCGCGTCCTGGGCCCCGAGGCGGTGCGACTGGGGTTGGCGGACGCGCTGAGCAGCTTCGAGGACGTGCTCGCGCTGGCGAGCGGCAACACCCCCGCCCGGGCGGCGGGCGCAACGAACGAGGAATCCATGGAAGAAGACGAAGAGAAGGCGAGGAAGGCTCTCCAGGCCATCGCCGACGACGAGGAGGCGGACGAGCAGGCCCGCAAGCGCGCTCGCCGCGCGCTCAAGGCCATGGACGAAGACGAAGACGACGACGACGCCACCGCGGAGAGCGAGGAAGAGGACGAGGAGGCGAAGAAGGCGAAGAAGGCGAAGGCCAGCGCCAAGACCTCGAACGTCACCGCGTCGACCGCGGGCGAGCTCGCCAGCGCCGTGCAGGATCTCACCTCGCGGCTCGCGGCGGTCGAGCGGGAGCGGGAGGAGGGAGAGCGCGCGCGCCTTCTCGCCAGCCGCCCCGACCTGTCGCCGAGCCTCGTCAAGGTCCTCCAGAAGAAGCCGCTGACGGAGGTGCAGGCCATCGTCTCGGCGATCGAGGCGCCGCCGCGCGCCAACCCCGCCGCGGCGAGCAGCGTCCGTCCCACGCTGGGCGCGGGGCAAGGCGACGGCCAGGCGAGCCGCCTGCCGCCCGCCGAGAAGGCCGCGCTCGACGCCCGCATGGGCCTGACCCGCACCACCGCGGGCGTCGTCCAGCAGGGCAACAAGTTGATCCTCGGTGCCCAGGTCCCGGTGACCAACGGCGCGCCCGGGCAGCAGTCCACGCCGCCGGCGCCCACGCGCAGCGGCGAGAAGGGAGCGTGACGACATGCGCCGCATGACTCGCACCGAGAGCTGGAGCTACTTCGAGCACACCCTGGCGAACACGGAGGTCGCGGAGGAGGGGCACATGGCGTGCCTCGACACCGCGACCGCCCTGATCGTCGCGGGGCAGCCGTCCACCACGCTGCGCCCGATCGGCTACTTCGACGAGGACCTGACCGGTGACGGCGCGAAGCAAGTGCGCGTGCGCCTCTTCCGGGAGCTGCAGCTCCACTGGTGGGACAACGACGTCGCACCGAACGACGTCCAGGCCGCCGACATCGGCAACGACGCGTTCATCCTCGACTCTCGTACCGTGTCCGCCTCGGACGGTACCGCCACCCGCTCGACGGCCGGAACGGTCTGGGCGGTCCACTCCATCTACGGCGTGCTCATCGAGCACCCCTGAGCTGAACGAAGGAACGACCCATGGGAGCCCTCACCCCTGAATTCCTCTTCGACCTCGAGTCGAACATGAGCGTGATCAGCTCGCGCGAATACCAGCGGCTGCTGAACGCGTCGTGGTGGAACCTCATCGCGCGGCGCATGGACAGCGGCGCGAAGAAGGAGCGCATCAACTGGCTCCTCGACACGGCAAAGATTCAGCGCCCGAACGCGAAGCGCGGCGGCGGCCAGGCGATCTTCGACGACCTGGTGGCGCTCACCACCGAGTACGAGAACGAGAACGCCAACGGGGGCCTCAAGCTCAAGAAGGAGCAGCTCGAGGACACCGACGGCAACGGCGTGCAGCTGGCGACCGAGTGGTCGCGGCAGATCGGCGCCTACGCGGCCTACTGGCCGCAGAAGGAGCTGGCGCGCGCGATCCGGGCGAACCCGGTCACCTACGACGGAGTCGCGTTCTTCGCGACGAACCACCCGGTCAACCCGTTTCTCCCGGCGGCGGGCAACTTCGCCAACCTCTTCACGGGGGTGGCGGCGGGTGGCTACCCCGGCGCGCTCCCGATCGACGAGAGCGTCACGCTGGACGTCGCGGTCGCGAACGTGCAGAAGGCCCTCGCCTACATCGCGTCGATCAAGATGCCGAACGGCGAGGACCCGCGGCAGCTGCGCGCCGTGCGCATCCTGGTGCCCCCGGCGCTGGTGGCGCGCGCGCAGCAGATCACCAACGCGAAGTTCATTGCCCAGGCGGCCGTGACCGGTGGCGGCGCCGCCGACTTCGAGGCGGTGGTGCGCAACTGGGGGTTCGGTCAGCCCGTCGAGGCGGCCGAGCTCGGGGCGGCGTTCGGCGGGAGCGACACGAGCTGGTACATCCTCACCGAGGAGATCACCACGAACGAGCTCGGCGCGTTCGTGTACGTGGACCGCGAGCCGTTCGCGATCCTCTTCCACGGCCCGATGAGCAGCGCGGAGCTCGCGCGCAAGCGTGAGCTCCAGTGGCTGACCGAAGGTCGCAACGTCATCGGCGCCGGGCACCCCTACCTCTTCTTCCGCGCCGACGCGACCTGATGTCGGACCGGCAGCAGACCGAGGTCGTGAGCCCCCCCGTCGACGAGACGGGCGGGGCGGCGACCGCGCTCGTCACGCGCACCTGCCCCAAGTGCGGGCAGGAGCGCGCCGGCTCGGCGTTCCGTTCCAACCACCCGCGGACGCACTGCGACGAGTGCCACGCCGCGCGCGAGGCCGGCGACGAGGAGGGAGACGAGGAGGCATCCGACGACGAGGCGCGTCCGGCGCGCCGCGCGCGCGCCACCCGCTGCCCCGTGCTCGACCTCGAGCTCGCCGGCGAGTGCGCGCCCACCCTGTGGGGCGGGGTCTGGATGAGCCCTCGCGCCGCGGCGGCCCTCGCCTCCGGCCTCGACGCCGACGAGCTCGAGCTCGCGAGCATCTGGCTGCGCGAGCGCCAGGAAGCCCAGGAGCGCCAGGGCGGCTGATGGCCATCTACCTCACCGTCGACGGCTTCAAGGCGCTGTCCACCCTCCCTTCGTCGTTCGTCGACGACGTCGAGCTCGAAGAGCCCGGGTGGACCGCGAACCAGCTCGCGATCTGGTCGCGCTGGCTCGAGGCCCGGCTGCGCAAGCGCTACCCGACGCCGTTCCCCGCCCACGACGACACCCCGCCGACGCCGCTGACGGTCCAGGCGTGGCTCGCTCGGCTGGTGACGGTGAAGGTCTGGCTCAAGCGCGGCGTCGACCCCAACGACCGGCAGTTCGACGCGGTCCACGACGACCACCTCGCGGCCAAGGAGGAGATCCTCGAGGCCGCGAACTCCGAGGAGGGCTGGTTTGACCTGCCCGCTCGCGACGACGAGGACGCCAGCGCGATCCGCGGCTCGTCGCCGCGCGGCTACTCCGAGCAGTCGCCGTACGTGTGGACGGATCAGCAGGGCGCCACCGCGCGCGCGGAGGATCGCCTCGGGAGGGGATCCGGTGGCTAGCGGGGCCGAAGCGCTGCGCAACCACGTGCGCCGCCTGCGCGAGCTGGGGACGCTGGCGGCGGACGCCGCCCCCGACCTCGCGGACGCGGTGGAGGGCGAGGTGCGCGCGCAGATCGCGCGCGGTGAGGCGCCCGACGGCACGCGCTGGCAGCTCACCCAGGACGGCCGACGCCCGCTGCAGAACGCGGGTGAGTCCCTGACGGTGCGCGCGCTCGGCTCGGTGGTGATCCTCCGCGTCGTGGGCCACCACGCGCGCCACCACCTGGGCGCGGTGAAGGGCGGGGTCAAGCGCCAGATCCTGCCGACCGCCCGCATCCCCGCCCCCATGGTCCGCGCGCTGACCACGACGCTGACCATGCGCTTCCGCGAGGTGACCTCATGAGCGTCTCGTTCTCGCTCGAGGAGCTCTATGACGCGGTCGTCGCTCGCTTCGCGGCGGAGTCGACCGAGGCCGAGCAGGTGTTCGGCTGGCGCAAGCCGCAGCGGCACAAGCGCTCGGCGCGACGGCTCGTCTGGAAGCCCGGCGACCCGTCAGCGAGCGCGGGCGAGCTCCGGCCCGCGCGCAACCCCGGACGCAACCCGCGCCCCCTCGCCACGCTGGCGGAGCGCTTCACGGTCTACGTCACCGCGGTGGACGCCGCGGCGGTGGAGGACGAGCGCGCCCAGTACGTCGCGACCCGCGCGCTCTTCGACGCCTGGTATCGCGCCGTGCATCTGGCGGCGCACGGGACGTTCCGGATCCGCGACGTGCGCTGGAACGAGACCAAGAACGAGCGCCGCTACGGCGCCGAGCTCGTGTGCGTGTGCGAGCTCGAGGCGGCCATCGTCGACGCGGTGCAGACGACGGCCCCCACCGACACGACCGCCGCCATCACCGACAGCCTCGACGACGTCGACGAGGTCCTGCCCGTCCCCTGAGGAGAGCCCATGAGTCTGCCTTCCGTGACCATCACCGAGCTCGACGGCGCGCTGGGGATCCTGCCCACGACGGCGGGTCGCCTGTTCGCCGTGGTCGGCGTCGCCTCGCTCGGGCCGACCAACGTGCCTGCCACCTTCGCGAGCCGGCGCGCGCTGGTGGCGGCGCACGGCGACGGCCCCGCGGTGGAGGCCGCCGCGCTGTACATCGAGCGCTACGGTCGCCCCGTCGTCTTCGTCCGCACGGGGGCGTCCAACCCGGGCAGCTACCCCGCCGGCGCGGCGGTCGTCTTCGCGGGCACCGGCACGAGCGTGGTCAGCGTCGACGACGTCGGCACCGCGCCGCAGGACGACTACGAGTTCTACTTCGAGGTGGTGGACGGCGGCACGATCGGCGTCGACGGGATCACCTTCCGGTGGTCGCTCGACGGCGGCCGGACGCGCTCCCCGGTGACCGCCCTCGGCGTCGCGACGAGCTTCGTGTTCCCGGGCTCGGGCGGCACTCAGATCAACTTCGCCATCGGCACGCTCGTGGGCGGTGACCGCGTGACCTTCCGCGGCGACGCGCCGCTGTGGTCGGGCGCGGAGATCGCCAGCGCTCTCGACGCGCTCTTCGACACGGCCGCGAGCTGGGAGATCTGCCACGTCGTGGGAAACCTGGACGCGACGAGCTTCGACGTGATCGACCCGAAGTTCACCGGGGCGCTCGCCGCCGGCCGCTACCGCTCCTGGTACGGCCACACCCGCATGCCGGACCTGGGGGAGACCGAGGCCGCCTACCTGGCGGCGCTCCAGGGGATCTTCTCCTCGAAGGCCACGGTGCACGGCAGCTTGTGCGCGGGGGCGGCGAAGATGCTCTCCAGCGTCAGCGGGCGGATCTACCGCCGCCCGGTCTCGTTCGTCGTCGCTGCGCGCGAGCAGTCGGTGAGCGAGGAGGTCAACATCGCCGACCTGAACCTCGGGCCGCTGCCCGGGGTTTCGATTCGCGACCCGAAGGGCAACGCGGACGAGCACGACGAGGCGCTCAACCCCGGCCTGGACGACGCGCGGTTCACGGTGCTGCGGACGTGGGAGGGCATCGCCGGCGTGTACGTGAACCGGCCGCGCGTGTTCAGCCCCGAGGGATCGGACTTCGACCTCCACACGAAGCGGCGGGTGATCAACCTCGCCCACGGCGCGCTGCGAGCGTACTTCGTGCGCCGCCTGAACCGCCCGATCCGCGTCGACGCGGTCAGCGGGACCATCCTCGAGGAGGACGCGCTCGAGATCGAGTCGGGCGCGCGCGCGGCGCTGCGCAGCGTGCTGCTGGCCAAGCCGAAGGCGAGCGGCATCCAGGTCAGCGTCTCCCGCACCGACAACCTCCTGTCCACCAAGCTCCTGAACGGCAGCGCGCGCGTGATCCCGCTCGCCTACGCCGAGTTCATCGAGATCGACCTCGGGTTCCTCAACCCCGCGCTCCAAGTGCAGACGGTTTAGCCCGGAAAGGACGCGACCATGGCTGACGACATTCGGGTGAACGGCAACCAGTTCGACTGGGCCTCGATCGCGCTCAAGCTGCTCGAGGAGCGCTACTTCGGCGTCACGGCGATCAGCTACGGCGACGCGCGCGAGCGCACCAAGGCGTGGGGCATGGGGCGCTCGCGCCGGCCGCGCGGCCGTACGAGCGGCAAGTACGTCCCGGAGCCGGTGACGATCACCATGTGGAAGGGCAGCTCGCAGACCTTCCTGCGGGCTCTCGCCGACGCGGGGGACGGGGTCTCCTTCGGCAACACGGTCTTTCAGATCGTCGTGCAGTACGTCGAGCCCGACGAGACGCCGATCACCGTCGAGATCGAGGACTGCGTGGTGACGAAGGTGACCGCGAGCGAGGAGGAGGGCTCCGACCCGCTGAAGGTGGAGCTGGAGATCGACACGATGGCCGTCCGCCGCAACGGGCTGACGCTCTTCGACGCGCGGGACTGAACAACGGAGTGAGGGCATGAACGAGCAACGAACCGAACAGCACCACACCGAGAAGGCGCACGCCGAGCAGGCGCACGCCGACGAGCTCGAGGAAGCGGCGACGCGACTGGCCCGCGCCCGCGAGCGGACGCGCGCGCTCGAGCAGCAACGCGAAGCGCGCCTCGACCGCCACCGCCTCCTCGAGGAAGCGCGGCTCGCGGAGATCGAGGCGGCCGACCTCGCGGCGATCGACAAGGCCGAGACCGAGCACGGGATCGGCCGCGTCCGCGTCGTGCACACCACCCTCGGGTGCGTGATCGTCAAGCGCCCTGACCCGATCCTCTACAAGCGCTTCCGCGACCGGGGCAAGGCGAAGACGGAGGACCTCTACCGTCTCGCGACCAAGTGCGTCGTCCACCCCACGATCGAGCGTTGGGACGTGATGCTCGAGGAGCTGCCGGCCGTGCTCGACCAGGTGGCGGACGAGGTCGTGACTCTCGCGGGCGTGCGCTCCGGAGAGCTCGCGGGAAAATAGCCGAGCTCCGACGCCTCAGCAGGGGCGACCTCGGAGCGGCGGCGAGCTGCCTCCTCGCAGCGTTGGGCAACGAGGAGCACGCGACCGACGCCGAGCTCGTCCGCGCCGTCGCTGGGGCCTCCCTGCTCGCCGAAGCGCTCCACGAGGTGCGCCAGATCCGTCGCCTCCTCTCTGCACCGACAAAGGACTGAGACATGGTCGAGACCGCCACATTCGCCATCGAGCTCGAGGACGACACGTCCGGCGCGGCCGAGCAGGCGGCGCAGTCGCTCGAGCGGCTGCAGGAGCGCATCGACGACGACGTCAAGGCGCTGCGCGAGATGCAGCGCGCCATGCGGAACCTCAAGGGCGGGACGGCCACCAGCAGCGCGGCCTTCAAGGAGCTGCGCGACCGAATCACGGCTAAGAAGACGGCCGTTGCCGCCGCCCAGGAGCAGTTCATCGAGCTGGGCGGAACGTTCGGGACCGCGCGCAAAAAGGCGCGCGAGGCCGCCGGAGGCGTCGGGGAGCTCGGAGGAGACCTCGCGCGTGCGGGCGGCCAGACGCGCAAGTTCTCCGGAGGGCTCGGGGAGCTGGAGGGGATGCTCGCGCGCACGGGCGGGCCGCTGGCCACCATGAGCAGCAGGATCTCGCGGCTCGGTGCGCTGCTGTCCAATCCGCTGACGCTCGTGCTGGCGCTCGCGGCGGCGCTGGTGACGTTCGCCGCGGCGACGGGAGCGGCGGTCGCGGCTCTCTTCCGCTACGGCGTCGCACAGTCGGACGCGCGGCGCAGCGAGGCGCTTCGGTTGGAGGGCCTCAACACGCTGCGACGCGCGTACGGGCTGACCACCGCGAGCGTCGAGGCCATGCAGGCCGCGATCGACCGGGCCTCTGACAGCACCAACCTCGGCCGCACCGTGCTCGCCGGCTACGCGCGGCAGCTCTCGCGCGCGGGGCTGCGAGGCGACGCGCTCACCGACGCGGTGGAGGCCATGGGCATCGCGGCCATGGTCCAGGGCGACCGGGGCGCGGCCCGCTTCCGCGCCCTCGCGGTCCAGGCGCGGCTGACGGGCGGCTCCGTGCGCGACCTCGCGGAGGACTACCGCCGCCGCCTCGGGCCGATCGCCCGCCGGCAGATGCTCTCGCTCGACAACCAGACCACGCGCCTGCGGCGAAACCTGGAGCGCATCTTCAGCGGGCTGCGGCTCGAGTCGTTCCTGAGCGGGATCGCGCAGGTCGCCGACCTCTTCAGCCAGTCCACCGCGAGCGGCCGGGCGCTCAAGTCCATCGTCGAGGCGCTGTTCCAGCCCATGCTCGAGCAGCTCGGCCGGCTCGCCCCGCTCGCGCGCGCGTTCTTCCAGGGGATGGTGATCGGCGCGCTCTTGCTCGCGATCGCGTTCGTCCGCGTCCGGAGCGCGCTGCGGGAGGCCTTCGGCGACAGCACGCTGCTCAAGAACACCGACCTGGTGCGCGTCGCCCTCTTCGCAGGCGCCGCCGCGATGTTCGTGTTCGCGGCCGCGGTGGGCGTCGTCGCGGTCGCGCTCACCGGGCTCGTCGCCCTGGTCGGGGCGACGGTCGCCGCGTTCGCGGTCGTCGTCGGGCTGGTCCCCGCTGCGATCGTGGGGCTGTTCATGCTCGGCCAGGCGATCGGGCGCACGATCAACGACCTGCGCGAGATCGACGTCGGCTCGCTGGCGAGCGCCATCGTCGGAGGGCTCGTCGCGGGGCTGACCGCGGGCGCGTCTCGGGTCCAGGCCGCGATGCGCGGCCTGGCGCAGTCCGCGACGCGCTCGTTCCGCGAGACGCTGGGGATCGCGTCCCCCTCGCGCGTGTTCGCCGAGCTCGGCGGGCAGATCGGCGAAGGCGTCATGGTCGGCGTCGACCGCAGCGCGGGGGGCGTCGACGACGCGGTCAACCGCCTGGTCGACGTGCCCGAGGGCGGGGCCGTGGGTGGGACCGTGTCCGTCACGATCGGCGACGTGGTGGTCCAGGCCGGCCAGACGGACGACCCGGACGCGCTGGCCGAGGCGGTCCGCGACCGCCTCGCGGACCTGCTCTCCGGCCTCTCGATCGAGCTGGGGGCCACGTGACCTTCAACCCCCTCGACGAGCCGGTCGACCACATCCTGCTCGCGGGCCAGCGCTCGCCGGGGCTGGCGGTGGTCACCAACGCAGACTCACTGCGGCGGTGGGACGAGCGTCGCGGCTACGCGCTCAGCGGCGCGCGCGTGGTGTTCCGGGGCATCGGGCTCGCTCGCCCAGTCGTGACGCTGCGGCTGCTGAGCGCCGAAGACTGGGCCGCGTGGCACGAGTGGCGCCCGCTGGTGCAGCGCCCCCCGGTGGGCGAGCGCGCGCGCGCGCAGGACATCTGGCACCCGATCCTCGAGGACCTGGAGATCGTGTCCGTCGTGGTCGAGAACGTGCTGCAGCCGGTGCAGGTCGCGGACGGCGAGTGGAACGTGGTGCTCAAGTTCATCGAGTTCCGTCGGCCCATCCCGACCCTGGAGACCGTCGGCGCGTCACAGAGCCGGCCCGCCACGGCGGCCGAGAAGTCGATCACGGCGCTGACTCAGATCCTCGACAACGACGGCCGCGGCGACCCGCTGCAGGCGCTCGCGCCCGTGCTCGGAGGTGGCGGGTGAGCGCGTACCTCAGCGTCGAGGGCCAGCGGCTGCTGGAGGTGCGGCTGCACGTGCCGAACGCCGGACCGTGGTGGGCGGACGTCGTCTTCGAGGGGGCGCCCGCGCTGTCGGGCGCCGTCGAGCTGGCGGTGGGCGCGCTGCGGCTGCGGGGCACGCTCAGCCCGCTCGCCGGCGGCGTGTTCGGCGCGCAGCGACACGCGCGGATCGTCGCGGGCGGCGGCGGGTGGGGCACGCTCCTCGAGCCGCTGCACTACCACAACGACGGCGGCGTCCGGGTGCGCACGGTGGCCGAGGATGCGGCGCGCCTCGCCGGTGAGCGGCTGGGCGAGCTCGCCCCGGAGCGAGACCCGGTCGGCGTGGACTACGTGCGCCAGGCGGGGCCCGCCTCGCGCGTGCTCGAGGACGTGATCGGCGCCGCCGCCTGGTGGGTCGACTACGACGGGCTGACCCACGTCGGAGAGCGCGCGGCGGTGGAGGTCGACGCCACGACCTACCAGGTGCTCGAGCACGACCCGCGGCAGCGCCTCGCGACGCTCGCGGTGGACGAGATCGGCGCGGTGCCGGTCGGCGCCGTGCTCACCGCGGGCCTGGAGGCGCCGCTGACGGTGCGCGAGCTCGACGTGCGCGTGACGCCCGAGCAGAGCCGCGTCATGGCGTGGGGCGGCGGCGGCGCGGCCGAGCCGGGCCGCCTCGCGGGCCTCGTGCGGGGGATCGTCGAGCGCGTCGTCGAGGGCCGCCTCTACGGCCGCTACCGCTACCGCGTCGCGGCCATGAGCGGCGACCGCGTCGAGCTGCAGGCGGTGAGCCGGACGGCCGGGCTCCCGGACACGCTCCCGGTCTCTCAGCGCCCAGGCGCGGCCGGGGCGCACGCGCGGCTGTCGAGCGGCGCGCTCGTGCTCGTGGAGTTCATCGAGGGGGACCGGACGCTGCCCGTCGTGACCGCGTTCGCCGGCCGCGGCGAGCAGGGCCACGCCGCCGACGAGCTCGACCTCAGCGTCACCACGGCCCTGCGCCTCGGGGGAGCCGGCGCGAGCGAGGGCGTGCTCCTCGGCACCTCGCACAAGGACTGGGCCGACAAGCACACGCACGGCTACCTCGGAGACTCCGGCACGCCCGCCAACACCACCCCGCCGATCCAAGCCGGCTACCTCGGCGGACCTGGCGTCCCGGACCCCGCCCCCGCCCCCTCGAGCAAGGTGTTCGTCGAGTGAGCGCGCTCGTCAAAGACGCCATCGCGGAGGAGCTCGCGACGCTCGAGCGCCTCGTCGATCCGCCCGTCCCGCCGTTCGGCTACGGCTCGGACATCCGGGGCACCCAGGATCTCGACCCGAGCATGCGCGAGACCGACGGCCGCTCGACGCTGGCGCTCGCTGAGGCGCTGGTGCGCCGGCTCGACTGCCCGCGCGGCGCGCTGCCCGACGCGCCCGACTACGGGCTCGACCTGCGGGGCTACCTCCACCGCGGCGTCACGGCTGACCAGGTGCGCGCCCTGGGCGGGCAGGTCCGTGGCGAGCTGCTCAAGGACGACCGTGTCGCGTCCCTCGTCGTGACCGTCCGACCCTCCGCAGACGGCCGCCTGCTCCGGCTGGAGCTCGCCGTCAGCGCCATCGATCCCGCGGTGGGCGACTTCGCGCTCACCCTCTCCGCGTCGAGCGCGGAGGTCCTCCTCGAAGAGATCCGGAGCGCCTGATGCCGACCCTGGAAGAGCTGACCACGCCCCTGACCCGCGAGGAGATCGAGGCCTCGATCTACGCGTCGATCGAGGCCCGCGGCGTCGAGACCACGAGCTGGAAGGAGGGGGCGATCGTGCGGACGATCATCACCGGCGCGGCCGTGGTGCTGGCGGCGTACAGCAAGCTCGCGGCGCGCATCGCGGAGAGCGGGTTCCTCGAGCTGTCCGAGAGCGACTGGCTGAGCCTGACGAGCCGGTTCGTGTACGGCGTCGAGCGCAACCAGGGCACCTTCGCCACCGGCGACGTCGTGTTCAGCAACACGGGCGGCCTCGTCTTCAGCTTCGGCGTGGGCGACGTGGTGGTCATCAACCCCACCGCGGGTACCGGCGGCAAGTCGTACCGCAACACCGCACCGTTCAGCCTGGGCGCGTTCGAGTCGAACGTGGTGGTCCCGGTGCAGGCCCTCGAGCTCGGAGCCGAGAGCACGGCCCCAGCCGGCGCCATCAACACGCTGGAGACCGCGCTGACGGGGGTGACGGTGACGAACCCGAGCGCGCTGGTGGGCGAGGACCCGGAGACGGACCCGCAGCTGCGCGCGCGCTGCCTGGCGAAGCTGGGGACGCTGAGCCCGAACGGCCCGCGCGCGGCGTACCGGTTCCAGGCGCTGAGCGCGCGGACGACCGGCGGCATCGGGGCGGGCGTCACGCGCGTGACGACGATCGCGGACGGGACGGGGCACGTGGCCGTGTACGTGGCGACCGGCTCGGGCGGAGTGACCGGCGTGGTGGGCGACCCGAGCACCCCGCTGGGCGCCGTCGACGTGGCCATCCGCGAGCTCGTGCTGCCCGTGGGGGTGAGCACGACGATCGCGAGCGCCACGCCGCTCGTCATCGCGGTGACGTACGAGGTGTGGGTGCGCAGCACGATCGGGCTGACGGCGAGCGAGGTCGCCGCCCAGGTCGAGACGGCGCTGGCGCCCTTCGTGGGGCAGCTGCCGATCGGCGGCCTGCGCAAGTTCACGGGCGCGGGGAGCGTGTACGCCGAGCTGCTCGAGGCGGCGATCGGGGAGACCATCGGCGCCGAGCACCTCGTCGACCTGCAGCTGAGCGTCCCGGCGGCCGACGTGCCGGTCGCGCCGACGGAGGCGCCCGTGCTCGGGGTCGTCACCGCGACCGTCCACCTGGTGGCCAGCTGATGGCGAGCTCTCCTCCGGTCTCGTTCGCGGCCGAGATCCTCCTCATCTGCCCTCCCTGGCTGCGGCGCCCGGTGGGCGGCGCGCTGATGGCCGCGCTGGGTGAGGCGGTGGACGTGGCGACACAGCGGGCGGTGGACGGCGTCGCGCTGCGCTTCCCGTCGGCCGCGCAGCCCCGCGCGCTGACGTACCTGGGGCGCCAGCGCCAGATCCTCCGTGGGCCGGGCGAGGACGGGGCCACGTTCGCGGCCCGGATGCTCACGTGGTGGGACGCGCACCGGACCCGCGGCGGACCGTACGCGCTGCTCGGGCAGCTGCACGCGTTCTTCGTCAGCTCGCTCGCCGTACCGATCGCGCTCGTCGCGAACTCCGGGTTCCGCCACCAGGTGGACGTCGCCGGCGCGATCACCGAGGACACGATCAGCTGGGGCGGCGACGGCGAGCACCCGGCGCGGTGGGCTCGCCTCTTCCTGTTCTTCTCGCTGAGCGGCACGACGGTGGGGATCCCGCTGCTGACCGAGAGCGGCGAGCCGCTGCTGGCCGAGAGCGGCGAGCCGCTGCTCGCGGAGGTGTCGATCTACGCGATGAGCGACGCGGAGCGGGAGCTGTTCTGCGCGGTGCCGCGCGAGTGGAGCGCGGCGCACATCGACCGCATCTACCTGACCCTGCTGCCGCCCGAGGGCGACGTGTGGGGCTACCCGCCGGGCGGCACGTGGGCCGACGACGACCCCTCGCCCGGACAGGTCTGGGGCGGAAACCTGGCCGTCCAGTTCGTTTGCTAGCCGGAGAGTCATGCCGAAAGACCTCGTCGACGTAGATGCCTTCACCAGCCCGATCACGGTTCCGGTCGACGGCGACCCGCGCAACGCGCTGTCGGTGGAGGTCCCGTTCCAGGCCCTCGCGGACCGGACGCGCCACGTGTTCAGTCGCTTCGACGGCGCCGGCGAGATCGACCTCCCCGCGCCGCTCAGCTGGATCGGCTACCTCGGAGCGGGCGCGCTGCAGCTCGAGACGCTGAACAACGCGGACTTCCTCCCGGCCCGCGGCGCGCTCGACGTGCGCCGGAATTTCGGGCTCGCGTGGTGGGACCTGTCGCGGTTGCCGCGCCACGCCTCGATCGTCCGGGTGCGCGTGCTCCTCAACCCCGGGGTCGCGCGCGCGGGCACCAACCGCATGAAGGTGGAGCTCCAGCGCGACAACTACGGCATCAGCTTCGCCAAGCCCATCAGCGTCACCACCACCGTGGTGGGGTCGGTGTTCGACGACGGCACGACGGACCTGCAGTGGGTGACGATCGACCTGTCGGGCAGCCCGGTCGCGGTCTCGCTGGGGGCGCAGTGGTCGCTCGAGGTCGCCGCGGGCAACGACGCCGCGACCAACAACGACCGGATCCGCGCGGCCCTGGTCGAGCTGCAGAGCAGCAAGCTCTCGAACCTCTGAGGACGACATGTCGAAGCGAGTCACCGAGCTGCCCGAGATCCTGACGCTCACCGACGACGACCAGCTCCTGGTGGTCGACGACGCGGACGGCTCGTCCAAGCGCATCCGGCGCGCCAACGTCTCGCTGAGCGCCGAGCAGGTCACCGAGCTGGGGACCACACGCACGACCGGCGACGGGGACCGCGACCGCAGCGTCTATTACGAGTCGGCCTCCCCGGTGACCGTGACGGTCGACGCCGGGACGGCTGGCACGAGCAGCCGACACAACCAGGCAGGCGCTGGCAAGGTGACGTTCGTCCCCGGCGTCGGGGTGACGTTGCGCCACGGCGCGACCTTCGTCCCGGCGATCGCCGAGCAGTACCAGGGCGCCGTGCTCGAGTGGCGGACCGCCACCGAAGTGTGGATCGCCGGAGATCTCGAGGTCGCGTGATGCACCGCGCCGCCGGAGCTCTGTTGGCCCAGGCCGCGCGTCGTGCGCGAGTGACGGGCTTCGACCCGTTGGGGGCGCAGCTCTATCTCTGGGGCCCGGAGGCGAGCAGCGTCACGCTCGACGGCTCGAGCGAGGTCACGGAGTGGCGCAACCTGGGCACGGCCGGCTCCGCGCTCGACGCCGTCCGCTCCACCGGTGCGGTGACGTACGTCCCCGGCTCCCACCTGGTGGTCCCGAGCGGGACGGCGTTCCTGAGCCGGCTCGCCGCTTCGGCGCTGGACGTGCCGGACGGCGGCGTGCTCGACGTGGTCGCCGTGATGAGCTCGACCGCGGCGAATGCCCAGAGGTTCTTGATCGGTGGCCAGGGTCAGACGCACTTCGCCTTGATCCCCCGCTGGTCCGGGCTGAGCGTCTTTCGCGTCTTCGAGGGGGGCACGACGCTGCAGGCGGTGGGAGCGAGCCTCACGAATGACGGGACGCTCTATTGCCAGCGGGGGCGCTTCTTCTCGCCGGACGGCGACGCGGCGTTCCTCAAGACGAACGACGTGGCCGGCGCCACCGCGAACGCCACCCTCGGGCCGATAGCCTTCGGCACCGACAAGCTGGCCATCTTCGCCGCGGCGCCGAGCGAGTTCGTCGGCTCCTGCTACGCGCTGATCGCGAAGGCCGGCGGCTTCTCTGTCGGCGAGCTCGCCACGCTGACCAGTCGCGTCAACGAGGCGTTCGGTTTCAACCTGGCGAGCGTCTGAAGAGGAGAAACCCATGAATGAGCCCACCTGCACCCCACGCGACGCCGTCTGCGACGCGGTCTACATCGAGGCGCTCAAGCGCGGCCTGAGCGAGCGGGAAGCGCACGCCGCGGCCGAGGACGTCGCCGACCGGCTCCGGCTGCCCGGGCAGTGCGACGCGCCCCCCGAGGCGGGCTTCTACGACCTGCGCGACGAGCAGGACTACTGGTATCCGGGAGGCCGCCGCAAGACGCTCATCCGGGGAAACCAGGTCGTCATGCGGGCGCCCGAGGAGGTCACCACCATCGTCGTGCACCAGACCGCGGCCGAGTACGGCGTGAGCCGCCGCGCGGTCGAGTTCGCGGGCGGCGACGTGGAGCTGGCGCGGGCCCGCCGCGCCCTCGACGTCGCGTGCCACGCCATGGCGTTCCGCGCGGGCTACTTCGTGGCGGCGCACCCGCTGCGCACCTACGTGCAGCATGCCGGCCGCTTCAACGGCTACTCGCTGGGGCTCGAGGTGGAGGGTCGATACCCCGGCCTCCTCGACGACCCCGACACGCTCCCGCGCGAGGACCTCCTCACGACCTGGGGCGGCTCCCCGTCTGAGCTGACCGAGGAGACCCTGATTGCGGCCCAGGCTGCGTTGACGTGGCTCGTCGACGAGGGGCGCCGCGAGGGCATGCCGATCCGCTATGTCGTCGCCCACCGGCAGTCGAGCGACAACCGGCGCTCCGACCCAGGCGAAGAGATCTGGCGCCGCCTCGTGCTCGAGTACGCCGTCGACGAGCTCGGGCTCGAGGCGCAGCGGGAGAGCCCCTGGCGCGAAGGCCGTCCGATCCCGACAGAGTGGGACCCGTCGGGGCTGGGTCCGTACTGAAGCCCGCAGTGAGGAGCCGCATGGAAGAGGAGATCCACATGGACGACGACAGCCGGAAGCTCGCCCGAACGATCATCGGCGGGGTGGCGATCACCGTCATCACCGCCGTGCTGATCGGCGCCTTCGCGCAGTGGCGCAACAGCGCCGCCATCGAAGCGGCGACCGATCAGCGCGTCGGCGCCGTCGAAGCGCGCATGACGGCGCTCGAGGAGCGGTTCGACCACCTCGACGCGCTCGACAGGTCCGTCACCGCCCTCGGCACGAAGGTCGACACGTGGCGGCAGAGCGACACCACCACGCGCGCCCTCGAGCGCGCCCAGCTCGAGCAGCGGCTCTCGCGCATCGAGCAGGCCCTGGACCGGAGGCTGCGCCGGTAGGAGGCACGTCGAAGCGGGCCGCCGTCGCGTTCCCAACGACTTGCCCTCGTCCTCGGGGGCTCGACGGCGGCCCGCTTGGACGGGGGCGTCCATGCATCGAGACATCGAGACACCATGACCAACCAGACCCTGATGAAGCTGATCTCCACCGTCGCGGGCGTCCTGCTCGCGGCCGGCGGAGTCGTCCTGATCGTGACCGGGAACGCCGGCGAGCACTCGACGACCCTCCTACTCGCGGGCACCGGCCTCGTGACCGGAGGGGTGACGACCATGTTCCTGCCCCGAGTGACCGAACCCAAGAACGGCTCCGGCAGGCGCGGCGGTGGCGGCGCCGGGCCCCTCTCCATGCTCCTCGTGCTCGTGCTCGCCGCCGCGCTCCCCGGGTGCGGGGCGAGCTGGATTGAGCAGCACACGGCCGTCGCGCAAGGCATGCAGGACGCGCAGATCCTCAGCGAGCCGACGATCCGGCGGATGCGCCTGACCGCCATCGAAACGGCGGTGCGGCGCGCCCACGAGCAGGGCGCCTCCCTCGAGGAAGCGCAGGCCGCCCGCGCGCAGGCGGAGCGCGAGTGGCAGTGCGTGATCGACGCGCACCGCACCTACGGCTCCGCCGTCAGCGGCTACGTGGAGGCGCTCTGGCTCGCCCAGCAGACCGGCCGCGAGCCCGCCACCGGCGACGGCGACGGGCGCGTGACGGCCCTGGACTTCATCCCCGTGGCCCGCCGAGCGCTCGACAAGTACCGAGCGATCGCGTCCTGCGCCAACACCCTCGAGGACGGCGCGCTGCCGGTGCCGGGCGCGCTCGATCTCGCGCCGCCGGCGTGGGGGCTGTCCCGTGGATGAGGCGCGCGCGATCATCGCGGACGTGCTCGAGGGGGCGGCGGCGACCACCGAGCGGATCGGCGCCGCTGTCCCGCTCGAGGTGCAGCTGATCATGCGCCAGGGCGCGGAGGTGGCCCGGCTGGTGGCTGGGCTCGTCCGGACCCTGGGCGTGGGCAAGGCGCGCGCCGCGCTGGAGGAGCTCAAGCGGCGGGTCGACGCGCGCGAGGGCGTGATCACCGAGGCCGACCTGGCCGAAGACGACGCGTCGATCGACCGGCTGCTCGAGGAGCTCTACTCGTAGGCCATTCCCCGCGACTGCGGCGGAAACTCCCCGGACTCTCCCGCGACTGCGGCGGAAACTCCCGCGACCCGACCGCGGACAGCCTGCTGAAACCGCAGTCGTCGAGCCATCGCTTCCGACGAGGGTAGCTCGCGGGTTAGAGGGGAGACCTCGTCCCGGGCGGCCTTGGGGGGCATTGGCATTTGCTGTCTGTCGGCCACGGGTCAAAGGTGGCCCCGGCGCTGGATGCGCGCAACCGCGCCGCTCGTCGAGATCAGCCACCCGCCTCGCTCTTGATCAGCTGCGCGCGAAGCGCGAGCCACTCCTCCTCGAGGGCGTCCGCGCGCTCGTCGTCTCCGAGCGCGCGGGCACGCTGCGCCGCCTCACTCAGCGTCCGCAAGCGGTCCCAGGTGTTCCCCGGATCGGGATCGGTGTCCTTTACTCCCAACGACGAGACGATAGCAGCCTCGGCTCCGGACTACCGCCAGGGGTCATCCTCGGCCGGCCAGGGGGCCGGGGGGTGTTCTTCTTCGCCGTGGTAGGGGTCCACGCCGGAAGGGACGCAGGCGAGCGGTGCTTTCTGACGGAAGCGGCGGGGAGGTGTCCATCGAAGTGTCCATTCCGTCGAGCCACAGCGCGTTGGCACGCAACACCGTGGGACGCTAACGTGTTGTATTCATTGGAAATGCGTAGTAGCTCTGGGGCCGGCTGTGACCTTCCCAAGCTGAATGTCGTCGGTTCGAGCCCGATCGCCCGCTCAACAGATTTCGCTAGTTCTTTCGCCCGGTTGAGGTTGCCCCCTCAGCCGGGCTTCTTCGTTCCGTCCGCCGAAGTGTCCATCGAAGTGTCCATTCCGTCGGCCTGGTCGCTCTCGCCGCCACCGAGGACGAGCCGGAGCGCCCCGTCGAGCGCCGTGCGCTTCTCCTCGAGCTCCACGTGCGAGTAGTGCGTGGTCATCTCCTCGGTGACGTGCCCCGTCATCGCGCGGACGACGTCCCCCGCAGCGACCTGGCGCGCCAGGTTGTTGAACGAGCGGCGCAGGCCGTGAGGGCTCACCCACCGGCCGACCGAAGCGGCATCGAGGGCCTTTGCCAACGGCTTGCGAATCACGCTCGCGTCGACGTGGGGGCGACCAACGCGGGAAGGAAACACCCACCCCGCCGACAGCCCCTTCGCCTGTCGTTCGACGAGCGCTCGGCGGTGGGCCTTGAGGACCTGCGCCAGGAGCCGCGGCAAGGGCAGCTCCTTGATCACGCTCGTCTTCGTCTCGTCGATGTGGCCGCGCCAATGCGCGTCTTCGATGCGGATCAACCCAGCCTCGAAGTCGACGTTGCTCCACTTCAGCGCGGTCGCTTCCCCCCAGCGCGCGCCGGTGACGGCGAGCGTGAGAACGAGCGGGTACCACTGAGGCGTGAGCTCGCGAAGCTGCTCGAGCACGGCGGCGAGCTCGGCGGCGGTGAGACGCTGCGCTGGGCAGCGAGGAGAGGAGGTCTCGACGACCTTGGTCTTGCGACGGCGTGCGTGCCTCGAGACCCGGACGCTGCTGACCCGGGCCGCGGGGTTGTGCATGCCGCGCTCGTGCATGACGTCCGCCAGCATGCTCTTCAGCACGCGGAGGCGTCCGTTGATGGTGTCCGGCGCCGCGTCCATCGCGTCGCGCCACCCGACCACATCGGTCGCGGTGAGCGCGTCGAGGTACACGTCGCCGAACGCGGGGAGGATGTGCTGATCGAGCACGTCCGCGTAATGCCTACGCGTGCTCGGCCTCAGCGTCGGCAGCTTCGAACGCAGCCACGACATCGCGACAGCTGCGACGCGCTCCCGGGCGCGCTGAGCCCTGCCCTTCCCCGCTTCGCCGCGGAGCTCGGCTCGGAGATCCGCGGCCTCCGCTGCGCTTCGAGCTTCCACGATCTTGCGCTTCCTCTTCCGTTTGCCCGTCTGCGGGCAGACCACCGAGACGTCGAGGCTGTACCTCCCGTCCGGCAGTCGCTGTACCCCCGGGTGCTTCGTCTTTCGCATGAGCTTCTCCCATGCCCCGAGGCGCTGCGTGCCGGTCGGGAGCGTACCGCCGGGACCGGGCCACGAGGAAGGCCTCAAGCGTGGCGAGGCGGAACATGTACTGGCCGCGACTCGCGCGGCCTTCGTCCGGCAGTTCCCGCCGGCTCACGAGAGTGCGAATCCCCGAAGGCGTCATGCGGAGGAAGGCAGCGGCCTCCTCGGTGTCGAGCCACCCCAACGCCCGAGCGCGCTCGAGACGCTGAGCGTCGACGCTGGCGCACGCACTCGAGTTCGTCATCCCCAGGCCCCTTCCATCCGGCAGAGCCCGACGCGGTGGCAGTCCTCCGTCGGTCGCGGTTGGCCGAGCTGTTTGCACACACACCCGAACGGGGCCCGCTCGCGGCTCGCGCGCTCGGCCACGGACGCCTCCTTCCCCGCCTCGTGTCCGCGGCGCCCCAGAGCAGCGAGCTCGACGAGGCGCCTGAGGGCAGCCTGCGCGTAGTACAGGCGCGCGTCGATCACGCGCCCCATCCCGGCCAGCGTCTCCGGGTCGAAACCCGCATCGAACAGGACCCGCTTGGCCCCGTCGACGTCACCCAGCTGCTGTACGAGCGAGATCGCCTCACGCACTGCGCTGATCGATTCGTCCGGGTTCGCGAACTCCGCGAGCAGGTCAGCGAGCATCACGTCGCAGTCGACGTCGTAGCCAGCATGCGACCTCCGCTCGCCCTCCGCGCACTTCGGCGCGAGGTAGTCGAGGTGCGCACCGGCAAGCGCGTGCACCGCGCTCTCCATGTCCGGCTCGTGGATCGCGAAGATGCACGGCTGGATGTCGCCGTGCACCAACAGCCGGCCGTACCTGCACCACAGCACCTCGGTCGCGTAGAACGACGATCCCCTCCGCCGCAGGTGCGCGCGCCCCGACTGCCACAGGCCGACGCCGGCGCCGTGCAGGCCCACATCGCGCAGGCCCACTTTCGACGCCAGTTCATGCTCGGCGAACGCGTCCTCGGCGAGCTTCCGCAGGTCCGCGTCCCTCTTCTCCTTCGTCCGGTTCATAGCGAGCCCGCCGCCGTTTCAAAGGCGCTTCCGGCGCTCACGACGCGGCCTCCGGCGCCTTTCGCTTAGGGCGCTTCTTCGTCGTGCTCTTCTTTGCGGCCTTGCTCTTCGCGGCCTTCGCGTTCGCCTTCTCCTCCTCGAGCGCGGCGAGCGCGGCCTTCTCGTTGGCGAGCCAGTCCACCCCGAGGTGATCGAGCAGCTCGGCGCCGAGCGACCGCTCACCCTCCGGGCCCGGCTCGGCGAGCGGGTTGCTCCGCACGACGATCTCGAGCGCCAGCGCCACGAGCTGCGCCCGGTCGGTCGTCGAACGGACCCACGCTGGCAGCGCTTCGCACTGCGCGCCGCCGAACGTGTCGAGCTGCACCGGCAGCCCGCGCGCCTCGGCCACGGCCCTGAGTTCGTCGCCTTGCAGCTGCAGGCCCTGGAGCGCGTCCTGGACCAGCCAACGCAGCGCCTGGTCCAGCCCCGCCTGGCCGACCTGGGCGCCGGCGAGCGTGCCGTTGGCGACGCCGTCGCGCAGCTCGGCCACGCTCGCCTCGAACGCCTGATCTTTCGCCTGCCTCACGAGCTTCTCTCTGCGGCGCCGCGCGCGTTCGGCCTTCTCCAGCGCCGAGAGCTCGCGCTTCTTCCCCGCCAGGCTCGGCGGGTCGCTCTTGCGCGGCTCCTCCCGCAGCACGCGCTTGACGTCGGCTGGCTTGACCAGCTCCACGATCTCGCCCGTGTGTGGGTTCTTGGCGAGGGTCCGCTCCACGTCATCGACGCGCTTGCCCAGGACTTCGGCGGTCGTCTTCGACGTCTCGTAGCTGGGCCGCTGCCCGAGCTCGAGGAACCCCTTCGGCTGTCCGCCATAGGGCCCGTAGATCTCCCTCGACTGCTCTTCGGTGAGCACCGCGAGCCCGCGCTTCTTCGCCTCGGCCTTGGTGCGCCGCCAGAGCGCGCTCTTCTTCTTGTCCCAGCACTTCGCGTCGAGACAGCGATCCTCGCCCCGGTCCTCGCCCGCGAACAGGTAGGCTTGAGCACTGCTGCGCTTCGGGCAGCTTGAGCACGCGCCCGCGGCCTTCACCAGCGTCTCGTCGTCGAGCGGCCACTGCGCCGCGCTGAGCCGCAGCATGAAGTCGCGCTCGAGGAAGCGTCGTGCGGAGTCCACCGTCGTGTGCCAGTGCTGCCGCACGAGAGCCTTGGTCGCCGCCGCCTGCACCTTCGGGTCGGGGAGCTTCGCGAGCTCGCGCGCCACGCCCAGGCCGATCGTCCCGTCGGCCACGAGCTTGCGCGCCGCCGGGCACAGCCCCGCCAGCGCGAGCCGCCGGTAGACGGTCGCCTCCGACTGGCCGACGCGAGCGCCGATCTCCGCGACGCTCAGCCCGTGCGTGTCGCGGAGCGCCGCGTAGGCGTCCGCCGCCTCGAGGTCGCCCACGCTCTTTCGCTGCTCGTTCTCGACGAGCTGCATCGCGAGGACCTCCTCGTCGGTCGGCGCCCCGACCGTGACGCGCACGAGGGGGTCCTCGCCTTCGTAGAGCTGCTCGAGCGCACGGCGCCGCCGCTCGCCGGCGACAACTTCATGCGTGCCGTCCGGACTCTCGCGCGTCCAGAGGCGCGTCATGAGTCCGTTCGCCGCGATGGAGGCGGCGAGCCCGTCGATGTCCTCGTAGACGGTGCGCGGGTTGGTGGGGCTCGGGCGCAGCGCCGACAGCCTCACGTCCTTGTCCTCGCCTCGATAGATCGGTCCCTTTTCCTTTTGCATCGTCCCTCCAGGTGGCTCGCTCACAGGCCCGTGAGCGTCGAAAAGAAGTCGTCGTCGGGCAGGTCGAACGGCACGACGCTCTGCACGTACTCGGGCCACTCGTCCGCGGCCTCGCACCCCTTCAGCCGCTCGAGCCAGAGGTGCGTCTGTCGAGCGCCCGCCTCGAGCGCGCGCTCGGACAGCTCGAACGCGGTCACCGCGTGCGGCTCCGTCGTCTCGACGGCCACGATGAAGCACGCGTCGGTGATGTGGCCGTTCTCGCGTGCTCCGCCCGCGTACCAGTCCAGCTGCGCGTGGTAGTGCAGCTTGCGACCGTGGTGCGGGAACCACTCGGGGTCCGCCTTCGTGGTCGTCTTCAGGTCGACGATTCGCCGCGGACCCATCACGTCGAGCGTCCCGGCGCACGCCCGGCCCGCCCGGTCCCAGCGCAGCGGCTGCTCGTGCATTCCGTCGAGCAGCTCGCCAGCCACCGCGTGCGTCCGCACCTTCTCCGCGACGCGCGCCGCCACGTCGTACTCCGCCGTGGTGACGATCGGCGAGAGGTAGCGACCGGCCGCGAGGCGCTGCCCCTGGATCGCCCGCCCGGCGGCGGCGGCAGCGACGTCCTCGCTCGTCACGATGGGGCGGCCCTGCGCCTCCTCCTTGGCCCACTTCCACGCGTTGCCTCGGTGCGGGCCGTCGTAGACGTACGGCTCCGCGCCGGCCACGAGCTCCTTGAACGCCGCCCACCTGTTGCCGGCGCGCTCGCCGTCGAAGACGACGATCTCACCCCGCAGCGCCAGCACGTGGACGGCGGTCCCGAAGCGCATGGCGGCCGTCTCTTTGCGCGCAGCGTGGCCCACCCGGTAGTGCGCCGGGCTCTGCGCCAGGAGCTTGAGCCGCGAGAAGTGCACGGGCTCCCACGCTGCGGCCTCGCTCACCCCTGGCTCCGAGCGGCGGCGACGGCCTCGACCGCGCGCTCGAGCGGCAGGCCGAGCTCCGCGCACCGCGCCTCGACGATGGGCCACGCCTTCTTGTGGTGCTCGACGAAGAACGGCGCGTGCCGAGCGAGCAGCTCCACCAGCGCCTCCGCGGCCGCGCACGCTCGGAGCTCTACGATCGCGGGCGGCGCCTCGCGCTCGCGGCGCTGCGCACCCTCGCGGCGTGGCATCTTCGGCGGCGTCGGCCGCACCCGCAGGCACGGGCCCATCTCCCCCGTGGACGGGTTTCGCGCTTCGCCGAGGCAGAGGGTGATCGGCTTCTGCGCCCAGGTCAGCACGTCCGTTCCGTAGATGGCCGCGATCGTCTTCGCGTTCGTCACGTTGCAGACGAAGGGCTTCTCGAGCTCGGCGAAGAAGAGGATGATCTTCCGCGCCTTGCGCCCCTTCTCGCCCTCGACGGTGTCGCCCTTCACGCGCGTGATCGTGACCGGCGTGTCGCGGCCTCCCTCGAGGTCCCAGTGGCCGATGTAGTCGGAGTCGAAGAATTGCCGGTAGTGGGTCACGTTGCCGCCTCCGCGCCGCGCACCGCGCCGTCCTCGATCACGACGCCCATGAGGGCCGACTCGTCGACGCGCTCGACCCACACCTGCGCGTCCGCGGCGCTGGCGAGCTCCCCCAGCAGGCGCAGCGAATCGGAGTCGAGCAGCGACCCGTCCCGCACGAGCAGCACCTTGAGCTGCGGGTTGAGCGCCAGGCCGATCGCGACCGACGCCCGCAGCTGCTCGGCCGAGCTGGCCTGCTCGAACGGCACGCCGTCCAGGAGCACACCCTCGTCGCCGACGCCGAGCCCCTCCAGCGGGTAGCTCGCGGCGGCGATGGCTTCGGCCTTCTCCCGGTCCACCGCCTCGATCTGCTCGGTGAGCGCGCGCGCGTGCTCGGCCTCCGCTTCGTAGCGCTCCTTGAGCTGGGTGCGGCGGCGGTTGTCCCGCACCTTCTGGTTCGCCTCCTCCGCGCCCGCGAGCCGCTCCTGGATGGGCTCGAGCTCCGGCACGCGCGCGCGCAGCTCGTCGGCGCGGCGGCGCTTCTCGCTCAGCGCCTCCTCGTGCTCGGGGACCACCTGCTCCTCGCAACGCGTCAGGCGCCCGCGCAGGAGCGCGAGCTCCGTCTCCAGGGCCGCGAGCTTGTGGCGCAGCTCGTCCGCGGCGCCGAGCACCCCATCGAGGTTGGCTTGCGCCTTGTCCACCTCGCGCGTCGCCTCGTCCAGCTCGCGCCGCGCCTCCTGGGCGGTGCGCAGCTCGGCGGCCAGGGCCGCCACGCTGACCTCCTCGTCCGGAGCGTCACGGTGGTGAGGCACGCCGCTGATCTCCCCTGCCAGCCGCTTCGCCTCCCGGTTCGCGTCCGACCGCTCGTCGTAGAAACGCACGCGCCGCTCCTCGAGCTCGGAGAGGTCCAGGCCGACGAGCTTTCGGAGCAGCTCGCGCTGCTCGGCCGGCTTGCGCCGCGCGAAGTCCAGCGGGTCGAAGCTCAGCTCGCCCACCAGCGCGTCGAGCATGGCCTGCGGCGACGGGAACCGAGCCCCCTCCTGGGTGGCCACCTGCAACGCGGTCTGCCCGTCGGGCTTGATCCGGCGCGTCACCACGAGCCCCGTGTCGAGCTCGAGCTCCACGCACGCCTCCTCGGCCCCGTCTCGCACCGGGCGCGGCGGGAAGCTTCGCCGGCCGCCCAGGGCCATCCAGATCGAGTCGAGGACGCTGCTCTTGCCCTGGCCGTTGCGGCCGGCGATCACCACGAGCGAGCCGTCGGGCTCGATCTCGACGGCCCGCAGCCGCTTCACGTTGCTCGCGGAGAGACGGACGATCCTGCTCGGCTTCATCACTCGACCCTCCCCGAGAGCGCCTGGGCCGCCTCGTGCCGGGCCAGCGCCTCTACGTCGCCCAGCTCCTCCGGGAACAGCCCCGCGAGGTGTCCGCGCTCGACGAGCGTCTTCGCGTCCAGCGCGCGCAGCGCCTGCCGGCGCCGCTCGAGCTCCTCCGTGTAGGCCGGGTCCGCGTGCAGCTCGCGCGCGCGCCCCATGGCCTGCTCGATCTCCATGCCGCGCCGTCCGAGCGCGGCGACCGTCATCACCCTGTTCGTCAACTCGTCCATCTGTCCCTCCAGCTCAGTCGGCCATGTAGAAGACGCTCGCGTCCCAGCCGCGCCCGCGCAGCACGCGCGCGAGGGCCTCGGCTGCGCGCGTCCTCGTGTGTCCCTGCCCCGTCCCGGGCAGCTCGAGGCTGATGCAGGCGCGGCGAAGCCAGGTGGCGCGCCGTGCGCGGAGCCCTGCCTCCTCGGCCACGCCCGCCGCCCTCTTGCTCCAGCGCACGCCGAAGAGGCGCACGTCATCGAAGTTCGACGAGCCGCCGTCGTCGCCCTGCGCGGCCAGCTCGGCCGCCTCCCGCGCCGCCGCCAGGTCCTCGCGTAGCTTGGTCCAGTCGGTCACTTGATCGCCTCCCGCGCCTTCCAGGTCCACGCGCGGAGCGACGCCCGCTCGGCGCCCTCGCGGCTCCGGACCCACAGGCCGAGCACGGCCGCGCGCTCCTCGACGGCGGCGACCACGTGGGTGGCGAGCGCGCGAGCGTCCTCAGCCTCGTACCCACGCCCCAGCAGCATCGGCAGGACGGCCTCCGGCGCCTCGAGCCGGAGCGCGCGCGCGACCGCGCCCGCCTCGTACTGCGCGTCCGTCCGGCGGCGGCGGACGAACTCGCGGACGAGTCGATCGGTGACCTGTTCGATGGCTCCCGAGGGCAAGGGCCGCGCGCGCTCGTCCACGTCCGCGTGGCGCAGCCCCGAGCCGAGGCACGCGCGACACTCCTGGCCGCCCACCCATCCGCGCGCGCACCGAGTGCAGGGCGCGGTGCACGGCGGGAGCTGCTCCGCGGCGGCGCTCATGCCCCCCTCGCGAGATCGGCGAGACGCCCCGCGGCGCACCCGGGGCAGTAGTGCTGCATCCGCCACGGCTGCCGCTCGGTGCGTCGGCTGCGGTCGAGACCGCGGGGGTAGAAGACGCTCGGGAGCCATCCCTGCGGGAGCGGAGGAACCCCGCGGTCGCCCGTGCGCGGCGGGATGCGCGCCTCCGCGGAGCACCCGTCCGCGTCGCACCGGACCACGATCACGCCTTCCCCCGCACGGGCGCGCCCCAGCTCGTGCGCCGGTCGACCACGACGGGCGTCCCCTGCCGCTCGGCGAACGCGCGCACCCTCGCGTTGATCAGCTCGAGGAGGGTCCTCGCCTCCGCCTTCGTCGCGAGCATGGGCAAGCGCTCGACGTGGAGGGGCTCACCGGGGTTGCCGTACTCGACGATCGGCACGTAGCCGCCCTCGGCCTCGTCGATGTAGCTCCTGATCACCAGCGCGCGCGCTACCTCCGCCTCGCGCGTCCGGCGCGCCACCTCGAGGCCAGCCTTCACCTTCGGGCTGAGCGCTGCCTCACGCTCAGCGCTGACCCGCTCGAGCGTGAGGTCCTCCCGGTACGTCAGCAGCACGCCGCAATGTCGGCAGAGACAGAGGTTTCCGCGCTGAGGCCTGCGCTCCGGGCGCAGCGGGTCCTCAGACGAGCTCAGGAGGCATCCGCACCCAGGACAGAGCGTCGGCCGATGGCGCGTCTTCATGACTCCCCCGCCAGCAGCGCCTCGACGTGCTGCGCTTCCCAGGAGCCGGGGCGCGTCAGGGCTCCTGTCAGCCGCACGCGCAGCAGCTCCGAGACCCGACCTGGGGCGCCGTGCTCGGCGACGAGCCGCTCGGCTGCCTCCCCGCTGAGCGCGAAGGCGACCACCACCGGCTCGCCTACGGCCTGGGCTTCGCCGACGATGGCCTCCACCAGGTCGTCCACCTCGCCCGCGTGGGGCACGAAGCCGGCGTGCTGCAGGAAGTGCGTGAGGAGCTCCACCGCGCGCGCGCGGAGCTGTCGACGCCGCAAACCGAGGACGCTCATCGACGCCTCCGAACCGGCGCGAAGCCGTCGTGCTCGGGCTGCTCGAAGAAGTCGCCCGACTCAGAGACGGGCCGAGGCTCCTGGACGCGGAGGAAGCGCGTCACCGTCGGCAGCCCACCCATCGCCAACAGGCACTCGAGCGCGTGGTGCCGATCCTCCTCGCTGTACGGACCGGGCCCGTCCAGCTCGAGATCGAAGGTCAGCACCGCTCGGACGCGCTGCTCGCCGGCGAGCGGGTCCGGCGCCGGCGTCTCCTTGGCGCGGCAGTCCTCGCAGACCGTCGACGGTCGGCCGCGCCACTCGAAGCCGCCGCGCGCCTCGCTGTCGCACCGAGGGCACTTCACCCAACGCGCGCTCACCATGGCTCGACCTCGAGGTCGAACGTGAGCGGGGCGAGCGCGCGCGCCTGGTCGAAGTCGTCGACGAGCTGGACCGCGCCGGCCGGGAGCTCGGCGCGCAGCATCCCGTCGGCGCCGTAGACCACCACGTCCGGGATGTCGCGCGTCCCGTCCGGAGCCACCGTGACCGGCATCGCGCTGCCGTCGAGGGCGACGCCCGCCGCGAGCAGCGCGCGCCGGAGCGCCCGACCGACCGGGCAATCGCAGGCGTGCAGCCGCGTCCCCTCGTCGAGGTCCTCCTGGGTCACCTCCACGCGCAGCTTCATGACTCCCCCAGCGCGTCGGAGATGAGCCCGATCGCGATTCCCAGGCCCTCACGCCGGCCCTGGAGGTAGAGCGTCGTCCCGGGCGACTCCGGCTCGGAGACGGCGACCGGGCCGCGCTCGCGCTGCTGCTCGAGCACCGCGCGCAGCGAGCGGAGCGCGATCTCCAGTTCGCCGCGCTTCATCGAGCACCTCGCTCAGCCCGTAGCTGCGCGCCGATCGACGACTCCACGATCGCGGCGACGACGTCGTCGCTCAGCCCGAAGCGTGCGTTCTGGCGACGCGCCCGCTCCCGGGCCTTCTCGAGGTCGTGCCCGTAGAAGTAGGGTCGGACTCCGCCGGCCGGGACCGGCCAGTCTCCGGTCGGGCGGTGGCCCGGTTCGCCCTCCGTCACCATCGAGACCCGGTAGCCCACGCCCTCGACGTAGCCGTCCTCGGGCACGTAGAAGCACACCCGCTTCACGCCGCCAGCTCCCCGTCGACGACCGCGGGGAACGCGAGAACCACCCCGCGGCGCTCGCCCACCGCATCGAGGACGTCCTCGCCCACCTGGCTCGGCGCCTCGACGGTCGCGTCCGCCACCGCCGCCACCACCGCCGGCCCCCACCGCTCGAGCAGCCGCACCCGGGCCACCTCGCTCGACGCGTCCTCGAGCACCGTCGCCCGCGCCCCCCGGTCCACCGCGACGAGCACGTCCCGGGTGAGCTCGCTCCGCTCCCCCCCGTCGACCACCACCCGGACAAGCCGGCCCTCCACGCGCAGGTGAACCCGAACTCCACCCAGCTCCACGCACCCTTCGATTCGTCCCATCATCGTCCTGCCCTCCTCTGAGGAGACGAAGTTAGGCACTTATCGGTTAGTACGTCAAGGTATGAACTGAACCGGGAGGTTCGAATGCCTCTGTGAGGCTCCTTACGACTGAGCGCCTTAGGAGGTCTTCGGGAGCGTCTGGATTGAACCTGAGAACGCGGCCAGAACGATCCGTTTCAGTCTCGAGGGTGACGTCACAGACCAGCAAGAAACCGAGTCGTGACGCAAGCTTGAGTTCATCCAGCACCGTCGTGCTCCTCCCGTTTCGGGGGGATCAGACGAGATGCGACCCATCCGACTGACGCTCGGTCAGGGGTTTCGTGACTTCTTTTCAGCAGCCACCGTCTTCACGGCGTCCTGCGCGCCCAGGCCATGTCTCCTGGCGCTCAGAAGCAAGTCGAAGAACGTGTGGTTTGGCAACAGTCCTTCAGGGTCGACGCGCCGGAGCCACGCGACTTCGTCCGGCGTGGCGCTCCGGCCCGTGGGGGTCTCCAGCCAGGACGCGAGGGCGAGACCGGTAGGCTCAGAGCTCCCGGCCATGAGCCACTCCATCGAGCGACCGGTCACCATGGCCACGCGAGTCAGGATCTCAGAGGAGATGAGCTGTTCTCCCCTCTCGTAGCGATAGACCGAGTTCGGTTGGACACCGATCGCGCGCGCAAACTCGCTGGCGTTCGTGATCCCCGCTTCGGTGCGTGCGCGGCGGATTCGCTCGCCTACTGCCTTTGGGTCTGCCTCAAACATGTCCATAGAGTCCTGGCGAGCTGCGGCGCGAGGCAACGAACTGAAGCGATAGGGGCTTGCTCAAAAACCACGCATCGGTTAGTACGCGTAGGTATGACTCTCGCGGACAGGCTGAAGCTGGCGCGCACCAGCGCTGGACACGACAACGCGAGCGAGTTCGCGCGGGTCCTGCAGGTGACCCCGAACTCGGTCTATCGCTACGAGAGGGGGGACCAAACGCCAGGCGTTGATGTGTGCAAGCGCTGGGCTGCCGCCACTTCAGTCACGCTGGACTGGCTCTTGGCCGGGAAAGGGACCGGCCCCGGCGACCTGGCGGCGGACGAGGCGGTGGCGTGACGTGTCGCGCTGCCTATCCCAGGTCTGCGACGCACCGCTGCCCACTACAGCGCCGTGGGCTACCGGCCGAGTCCGGGCAGTCCGTGTCGTCTACGCAGTAGCGCCAACAGCTGATCCCGTCGCAGTAGTGGCCGACCATGCACGTATCGCCGGTCCCGTTGATCTCGCAAGCGGCGCCCTCGCGATGGATACCAGTCGTCTCGCAAGCTCGGCCTGTGCGACTTCCGCCGTCGAACTGGTAGCGGCAGGTGTACCCGGAGGGGCAGTCGGACCCGCCCACCAGGTCGTCGCAGCACGCGCCCGTGCAACCGGCGTCGGCTCCCGAGTCGCGCCGGCCAGCATCCCGCCCCGAGTCGGCGCCCGAGTCGCGTCCAGCGTCGATCGGGACGAACGCGTCGAGCACCCCGCCGTCGCCCCCGGCGTCGCGAACCGTGGCGTCTCGGACCTCGCGCCCACCGTCCACGCGCACGTCACCAGCGTCGTCGAGGCTCGGCCCCGCGTCGCACGCGGTCAGAGCAAGGGCTGCCAGGAGCATGGTTCGCTGTCGCATCTGGACCTTCCTCCCCACGGGGTTCGTCGGGAAGGGTACCGCAGCGTGCGAGCCGGGTGGACCCCCGCCGCGCGCCTTGCCGGTCTCAGCACGGTAACCACGCATGCGCGGCTGCAAACCGGCGCATGTGTTCAGTCTGGGGGTCTCGCGTGAGGCGGGCGCGCGCCGTGTTCTGGGCCGCGGTGGCCGGCTACTGCCATTTCCGAGGCCTGCTCGACAATGAGCGGCTCGACCGCGCGGGCCTCAAGCACACCGATCAGCCTTGCCTGCGGTGCGCGCTCGACCCGTGGCGCGACCGCATGCGGGACGCGACGTTGCGAGCCCTGCGGGAGCGTGGAGCGTGAGGCGGATCTGCGGCACTCACCCAGCGGCCGAGATCTTCCCGCTGCTGCCCGAAGAGGGCCTCGCGGCGCTCGCGGCGAACATCCGTGACCGCGGCCTCCTGCAGGCGCTCGTCGTCGAACGTGAGACGGGCTTGCTGCTCGACGGCCGGAACCGACTCGCCGCGTGCGAGCGCGTGGGGGTGGAACCGCGCGTCCGGCTCGTCGACGTCGAGGACCCGATCGCCTTCGTCTTGAGCGCCAACCTCCACCGTCGCCACCTCAACGAGAGCCAGCGTGCTATGGTGGCAGCGCGCATCGCGACGCTCGCCGACGGACAGCGCCAGGTCGGCAAATTTGCCGACGTGCCCACCCAGGCGCAGGCGGCGGCGCACCTCGGCACGAGCGAGCGCAGCGTGCGCGCCGCCCGCTCGGTGATCGAGACGGCCGCGCCCGAGGTGGTCGCGGCCGTCGACCACGGGCTGCTCGCCGTCTCGGCCGCGGCCGAGCTCGCCGCGCTCGAGCACCAGGTGCAGCGCGAGGTCCTCGAGGAGACGCGCGGGGACGGCCGCCGCGTGCGCACCGAGATCCGGCGCCGCCAGCGCACCGAGCGCATCAACGAGATCGCCCGGGGCAACGCGCCGCTGGGCGCCTCGCAGCGCTACGCGGTGATCTACGCCGACCCGGCCTGGCGCTACGAACACGCCGCGAGCGAGTCGCGAGCGATCGAGAACCAGTACCCGACCATGGCCCTCGAGGAGATCTGCGCTCTGCCGGTGAGCGAGATCGCGACGCCGGACGCCGTGCTCTTCTGCTGGGCCACGTCGCCGCTGCTGGCCAACTCGCTGCGCGTCATCGAGGCCTGGGACTTCGTCTACCGGACCTGCATGGTCTGGGACAAGGAACGGCTCGGGATGGGGTACTGGGCGCGTCAGCAGCACGAGCTGTTGCTGATCGCGACCCGCGGCAACCCGCCCGCTCCTGCGCCGGCCGCGCGCCCCGCCTCGGTGGTCCGCGAGCGCCGGGGGGAGCACTCGGTGAAGCCCGACAGCTTCGCGGCGCTCATCGCGCGGATGTTCCCGGAGCTGCCTCGCGTCGAGCTCTTCGCGCGCTCACCGCGGCCTGGCTGGGCGGTGTGGGGCAACCAGTCGGGGGCGGCGGCATGAGACAGCCCGAGGCAGCGATCAGTCTGGCTTCTTCGGTGGCTTCGGCAGCCCCTGACGCGGTGGCTTCTTCACGTGCGACTGAGTGTTGGCGCCGTCTCGTCGAGGAACGGCCTCGGTTCGCGGCCCTGGGCGTGGACTCTTGTCGTTCGGCGGCTTCGGAGTTGTCATGCTCCCGATCATCCCACGGTCCAGGAGACGTACGCAATGAGCACGCCCCCCACCCTTCAGGCCCTCGTGATCGCCGCGCTGGTGTTCCTCCCCGGGATCCTGGCCGCTCGCACGTACCGCAACATGGCGGGCCTTCGCCCTGGCACGAGCCGCGAGGACCGCTTCGGCAACACGGTGATCTGGTCGGCGATCAATGGGACCCTCTTGCTGTTGTTCTGGGGCTGGGTGGGTCCGACGCTCGAGCGAGTCATGGTGGACGGAGCGACGCTGCGCGACCGCGGCTGGCTTGCCTTCCTGACGACGCTCCTGCCCTTCGCGCTCGCCATCGCGGCGGGTCTGGTGAGTCGGTTCACGAGGGTGCGCGACTGGATGCAGCGGAGCGGCTTCATGCACTCGGAGTCGAGCCCGCCCTGGGACCGGCTGACCTCCCCGCGGGGCGACCAGTCACCCGGCTTCTGGATCTACTTCGACCACAACGGCGAGAGCTACTGCTGCGAGTCGGCGCGCACGTCGTCGAGCCAGATCTACGGTCAGCGTGTCCACCTGATGGACGCCACCGGGACCTACCTCCCGATGGAGGGCGTGACCGGCGTCCTGCTGATCGAGTTCGGCGAGCGTGTGCTCTTCCTTGGCGAGGACGAGCCGCTCTAGGCCGCTCAGTCAGCGCCCTCCCCGGGAGGGTCCGATGACCGAGGGGTTCGTGTGCCTGCGCATCTGGGGCGCTCGCGTGACGCGGGCGGGGTGCGCGTCACGCTGGCGCCGCGCGGAGCGACACCTCCGGGGCGGCGCCAAGGCGGGCGAGCAGCGCCTGAACAAGTCCGAGTGCGCCGGCTGCCCGCTCGGCCGCGCGCACGACGCCGGCGACGCGCCGACCCGCTGGCCCGCCGAGCTCGAGAAGATCGGCGGCGAGCCGATCAGGCTGGTGCAGCTCGCCGTGCATGCGTCTGTCGAGGCGCCCGCGCCGGCGCCCGCGCCGACGCCCCTTCCGTCCCGACCTCCGCTTCGCGAGGAGCCTCCGGAGCATTCCCCCGGCCTGCCCCCCCACCGGGGCGCTCCGGAGGCTCCTCGCGCGGCGGAGGCGGTGACCCCTGCAGAGGACGAACGCATGCGAGACGAGGACGAGACCGGGGCCCTGCGAGCCGAGGACCCGCCGCCGCGGACGAAGGCCCGAAGGGGCAAGGAGCCCAAGCTGTACTCGTTCCGCGGGGCGCTGCGCAGCGTCCGGGAGGTGGCCGCCCTGCCCGAGGTGCAGGCGCGGGGCCTGGTCAAGGCCGACCTCTACAACCGCCTCCGCGACGGGTGGACGCTCGAGGAGGCCGTGTTGGCGCGCAAGCGGGAGCGACGAGCGGAGATGCTCGAGCGCCTGCGCGAAGAGAACGTGCCCGCACCTGCTCCGCGCGGCAGCCGGGGCCTGTGCGACGAGAACGTGCCCGCACCCGCTCCGCGCGGCAGCCGGAGGTACCGCCTGGCCACCGCGGCGGCGCAGGAGTCGCGGGAAGAGTCGCGGGACGAGGTGGAGGCGGACGCCCAGGAGCCGCAGGCGGACGCGCAGGAGCCGCAGGGCGCTGAGGAGGCCGACCCGCCGCCGGCGGTCGCCGAGCCTGATCCGGCGCCCCGTGGTGACTCGCCCGAGCGCTCGCCTCGCGAGCAGCGGGCCTGGCGCCTGCTCGAGCTGCGGGACGAGATCAGCGCCCTCTTCCGCGCCCTGTCCATCAGCGGCGGCCACGCCCTCGACGACGTCTACCAGGCCGCCGCCGGCGAAGTGCGCGCGTACGAGTTGCTCCGCGACGACGGACGGAGCCGCTCGTGAGCCGCGACTTGCGGGTCAGCGGCTACGTGCCGAAGCGGTGGGTCGCGAAGCGTCTCTGGGCGGCCGGCGTCTACGAGGTCGCGCTCCTGCAGCACGCCGAGCGGTGGGAGACGCTCGCTGACGCATGGCGGGAGTGCGACCTCGTCGAGCTCGTCCTCCCGCTCGCGATCCTCCGCGGCGCTCCCGCCCTGACGGTCGTACGCGTCGCCGGGGGCTGGTTGGCGGACGCGTACGACGTGGCCGTGGGCCCGGGCGGCGAGTGGCCGGACGTAGACCGCGACCTGCTCGGCCGTTGCGTCGTCGAGCCGGCGGCGCCGGACTTCGACGTCGTGCGACTGGGCCAGCTCAGGGACAGGGCCATCCGTCGAGCGGGTGCGCGCGCTCCGGGGCTCCACCGCTACCGCCTGCTCACCGCGGCCGCGCACCTCGCGGCGCTCGGGATCCAGCGCGCGTACCCGACCGGCGCGGGCGCGGCGGACGCCGAGCTCGTCGGGGAGCACTCGCTCGGCGCCGTTCGCGACGCCGCGACGCGCACCGAGCTGGACCTCTTCTCGCCCCTCGTCGACGCCGAGGCGTACGAGACCGCGGCGCTCCTGCTCGCACGCGCGTCGGTGGACGTCGACGAGAGCCTCGACGAATCGCAAGCAACCGTGTCTGACGCCTGACGTCTGGAGCCGTCTTTCGGTGCCGCAAACACACAGCGACTTGCCCATGAGCGCCCTGCTCTCCGCAGCCCTCGAGTATGCCAAGCACGGCTGGTACGTCGTGCCGCTGCGTGCTCGGGGGAAAGAGCCACGCGTCCTCGATTGGGTGAACGAGGCGTCGTGCGATCCCGAGCAGATCCGCGCGTGGTGGCGTCGCTGGCCCGACTCCAACATCGGGATCGCCTGCGGCCGCAACACCGGGCTCGACGTCCTCGACATCGACGGCGACGAGGGCGCCGCCACGCTCGCCGCGCTGGAGGCGGAGCACGGACCCATCCCGGCGACGTTCGAGGTGAGCACCCGGAACGGGCGTCACCTCTACTTCTGGGCGAACGAGGACGTCAGGAACAGCGTCAAGAACCTCGAGATATTCGGGCCCGGCGTGGACACGCGCGCGCAGGGAGGACAGGTCGTTGCGCCGCCCTCCATCCACCCCGAGGGGCACGTGTACGCGTGGCGGCCAGGGCATTCGCCACGTGAGCTCGAGGCGCCCACGTCCTGGCCGCCCTGGGTGATCCAACGGTTCGTCGCATACCAAGAAGAGCGTCGGGCTCGTCCGGAGCCGAGGCACACCGTGGATCCCGTCGCCGACGGCGCTCAGCGCTACGCGCGCGCGGCGCTCGAGCGGGAGGTCGCTGACCTCGCGGAGGTGGGGCAGGGGGGCCGAAACGACGCTCTCAACCGGGCGTCTTTCAACCTGGGCCAGCTCGTCGGCGCCGGCGCTCTGGATGAGTATGAGGTCTGGGATCGCTTGCTCGAGGCCTGCGAGCGCAACGGCCTGCTCGAGGACGACGGTCGCAGGCAGTGCGAAAAGACGATCCGCTCGGGTGTTCAGGGTGGTCGCCAGCAGCCCAGGGCGATCCCGGAGCCTCGGTACGCGCGCTCGCGCGAGCCGTCGGCTCCTCGGCCGAACGCGTCGCCTCCTTTCGAGGACCCGCCGCCGCCGGACGGCCCGGACGACTACATGGGCGGCGGTGACGACGGCGACGGCGACGATCTCCCCGAGATCATCAACGACACGAAGCTTGCGCGGATGGTCCGTGAGGCCGACTACTGGCTGTCGCAGGACCCTGAGCTGTTTCAGCGGGGCAACTTGCTGGTCCAGGTTCTGCGAGACTCGGCGCCGCTCGCCGGGGAGGGACGGACCAGACAGGCGCCCCGGATCGGCGAGATCCGCCCCCAGTGGCTCGCTGCCCTCTCGACGCGCCGTGTGCGTTGGATCAAGCGCACGTGGAAGGCTGCACGCGGCAACCGAGAGGGCTACTGGGAGATGACGCCCTGTCGTCCTCCGCGAGACGTGATCGGAGCCTTGTACGAGCGCGGCCACTGGGAGCATGTCCGCCACCTGGAGGGCGTCAGCGTGTGTCCGATCCTGCGCCCGGACGGGACGGTCCTCGAAGAGCCTGGCTACGACCCGCTCACGGGAGTGCTGTACGAGCCGCTCGAGCAGTTCCCCCCGATCCCCGAGCAACCGGACGAGCTCGACGCGGAGGCGGCGCTCGAACGGCTCTGCGACGTCGTCTGTGACTTCCCGTTCGAGTCCGTCGAGCACAAGGCCGCGTGGGTCGCCGCCACCCTGACCCCTCTCGCCCGCTACGCGTTCCGCGGGCCGTCGCCGCTGTTCCTCTTCGACGCGAACACCCCTGGCGCTGGCAAGGGCAAGCTGGCCAACGTCACCAGCGAGATCGGAATCGGTGCGGTGCCCGCCGTGATGGTGCACACTCGCGATGAGAGCGAGGAGCGGAAGAGGATCACCAGCTACGCGCTGGAGTCCGAGCCCGTCGTCCTCATTGACAACGTAGAAGGTACATTCGGCTCGAGCGCGATGTGCGTCGCGCTGACCTCAGACACGTGGTCCGACCGCATTCTCGGCGGTAGCCGCACCTACAAGGGGCCGTTGACGACGACGTGGCTGATGACCGCGAACAACGTCCAGCTGACGACCGACATGGTGCGCCGCACCTGTCACATTCGGCTGAACGTCGACGAGGAGCGACCCGAGGAGCGGACTGGCTTCCGCTACCCGCACCTCGAGCAGCACGTCCGGCGCCACCGGCCCCAGCTGGTGGCTGCGGCGTTGACCATGCTCCGCGCCTACTGTGTCGCAGGCCGGCCCGATCAGGGCCTACCCTCGTGGGGCAGCTTCGAGGGGTGGAGCGCCCTGGTGCGCCAGGCCGTGGTGTTCGCTGGGATGCCCGACCCGGGCAAGACTCGGGAGAACCTGCGCGCGGTAGCGAACCTCGACAGCGACGCGCTGACGGACTTCGTCAACGCGCTGCACGAGCACGCTCCGGAGGGCGCAGGGAAGACGGTGGGCAACATCCTCGCGATGGCTCGGGACCACGAGGAGCTCCGTGACGCGCTGCACGCCTTCGGCGGACAGAAGGCGCTCGCCTCCGCGAAGTCTCTCGGCTGGCTGCTGCGCAAGCACCGCAACCGCATCGTCGACGGCAAGGCGATCGCCGGCGAGAAGGACGACCACCGCAAGCAGTGGGTCTGGTGGGTCCGGCGCACCGAGAGGACCGCGGATGCATAGCCCGCACAAACCCGCGGGGAACGGAGAAACCCGCGGCAAAACCCGACGCACAAGCCTGCGAGATGACAAAGGAAACCGAGGGACGCGGGTTTTCGCGGGGTTAAGTCGCAACATCTTAACGTGGAGCCCTAATTTCTGTTTGAAATCTGTATGCAATCTGAGAAAGCCGCAGAAAGCCCATAACCCGCAGACAAACCCGCAACCTCTCCGATCCTGGGCACGAGGGTTGCGAGGTGAAGCCACCGCCGACCACCTTCTACGGAACCGCCCCCAAGTGCGGCAACGCACCCGCTGTGCCACCCTCCACGCAAGGGGGCGACGCATGCGGACGCGACGCCCTCACTCGCCCTCTACGCCCCTCAGCGCCACGGACGGCTCCACCCCCGGACGAGCGCTACCCGAGCGCAGACACGCCAACGTCAGCCCGCGGCAGGGCCACCACGAGCACCCCCCCTCCAACAGTTGTGGAGACTCCAAG